CCTCCTGTACTTGTTGCAGTATATTGAGTTGCCGTCACTGAAGATGAAAAATCAGCAGCACCTGCATCTGTAAATGCTACCTTATTTAGTCCTTGCTTTTGAATTGTGAAAGGTGCTGAAGTTGATGCCGTTTCATTATTTATTATAACTCCAAATCCTGCACCACTAGACAAAATATTAAAAGCCCTTCCTGCTGAATGGGTGATTTTTATACCATCACCGCTTCCGCTATTTGTAACACCTACACCAATCCCACTTCCTGCATTTGTAAAGGTTGAAGTAGTACCTACTATAGCCCCTGTCATTGTACCTCCTGCCAAAGGCAGGTAAGCACTTAATGCACTACCATAATTAGGTATATTAAGTGTAGCCCCTACCAATGTAGCCGCTCCACTTGTGCCTGTGGTTGTTAATGTGATTGCGTTTTGTTTGCTATTAAACGTAGTCCAATCAGCAGAACTTAAGGCACCTCTAGCACTAGCTGATGCTGTGGGTACGTTTAAGGTTATTGCAGGGGTAGTAGTGCTATTAGCTACACTAGCTGATAAGTCAGTCCCAGTTGCTCCTAAACTAAATGAAACACTTGTAACTGTTCCAACACCTGCACCACCTACTAAAGCTATTGTTCCTGAAGCATCAGGAAAAGCAAAGTTTCTTGTATTAGATGCAGTGATATTTCCAAGGCTTAAAGTAGCTCCTCTAAATACACCTACTGAGGTTACTTGATATAAATAAAATTCGTTTGATGTGCTTGCTCCTATAGAGCCATATCCACTTGGTAAACTAAAAACACTCCCCTGCTTTAAGAATATTTGACCTGCATCTGTTCCAATAGGATTTACAGTTATTGATTTTCCAATAATACCATTTGCAGTAAGGCCATAAACTCCCAAATCAACAGCCTGAGTAGCTCCTGTGTATGGTACGTACCCTGTTAAAGCTGATCCATAGTTAGGAATATTTAGCGTGTTTGCACTAAAGGTTGCGGCACCGCTTGTACCTGTAGTAGTAAGTGTTATTGCTCCCTGCTTACCATTGAACGTAGTCCAATCAGCGGAACTTAAAGCTCCTCTATTGGCAGCACTTGCAGTAGGTAGATTAAAGGTATGGGTAGCGGTTGCACTTGAGATATTGAAATCAGTTCCTGCTGTGCCTACTTGAAAGTATTGAATTTGTGCGGTCAACCCATTCAATGCAGTTAGCCCATTAGAGAACGTAGTAACAACTTGACACAAGTGATTATCTTCTGTATGAAGCGTAATTGTCCTACCTGAAGTATTAACATAGTATCGAATAGCAAGTCTATCTGTTAATGCTAAAGCAGTTTGAGGAACAGCAAGAGTAGAAAAGTATGGCTGTATATTTGTTCCAAAAGAAATTAATTCAGGAACACTAACACTTGATGCAATAAGAGTAAATGTAGCTCCATCATATCTGTATAGCTCTACATAAAATGAAGGGCTGCCTCCACTACTTGAAGCACTAAAATAAGTTTCAAAGTTCCAGTTTCCAGCTGGGATATTAAGCAGAGCAGGGTCACCTGCATCAGTTATAAATGAAGCAATGTAACCATTAGCAGCAATACTTATATCTGTTCCTGCTCCAAAAATTGGAGTCTGGCTTAGCTCTCTGTAAGCAACACCACCAATAGTTCCCTGACTAACAGATCCGTTTAGGTAGTAGCTAACTGATGAGCCTCCTCCTGTAGTTGTAGGGAAGTCAGCCAATGTTCCATCTCCTCTAACGTACTGAGAGGCAACACCTGCCCCTGTTACAGCAATCGTTCCTGAGCCTGTTATAGGGCTATTAGCGACACTAAATGCTGAAGGCATAGATAGTCCAACTGAAGTAACAGATCCTGTTCCTGCTCCAATATCTGAGCGTAACTCAGTGCCTGTGCGATACTTAATGACACCTCCATCAGATACAATGAACTTATCTGTGTCAACAGTTGCATTAGCAATTGTATTTACATATAGGCTCCCAGTTACCTCAAGCTTATATCCATTGTCAGCAACGCCAGCCCCTAAAATAGTGTTGCCATTGGCAAATATCCTAGACACCTGAACACCACCTATAGATTGAACTACTATCCCGTCAGTATAGCTATGAATAGTTGACCTCGGAGATCCGAAGTTATTCATCTGTATAGTGTATGCGTAAGCAGTCAACCCACTATTAGTAAACACCACAGTCCCCCCAGTAGGGCTATTGTACTGAAAATTAAACGTATCAGACAAGTATGATAGTGGGCTATTAACAAGGCTACTAGCACTGCTCCACATAGGCAAGAAAAATGCTGTACCAGTCCCTGTTACAGGATTAGTAATCGTGTTCTGCTTATTGTTAAATGTAGTCCAATCAATGCTACTCAAGTATCCATCTGTAGCAGATCCTGCCTGCGTAATTCCTATCGTTCCTGATCCTGTAATAGTACCACCTGTTAATGGGGCACTAGTACCAACACTTGTTACAGTTCCAACATTCCATGTTCTGTTAGCAGATAAGTCAAATGTTGTACCATTAATAGTTAGCTCTCTTGTTGATGGAACTCCACCCAGTCCTGCTAATGTATAATTTGGAATATTGAAAAATCCATTCGTATTATTGTAAGTAGCTGCTCCACTATTACCAGTCGTGGTTAAATTTATTGCAGTCCTAGCACGTGAGTCAGTATAGTAAAGGTTAGTACCCTCACTAATATTAGTTGTTGTAAGCACAACTGCCCCAACCTGTCCATTGACAGAAATTACTGCGTCAGTGTTATCAACCTTTTCCCAAGCTGAGCCATTAAAGATGGCCCAATCACCAAGATTCCAATCGGTAACTCCGTTTAGGTTTGTATTTCCTGCTACACTTACTACGTAATAGTTACCTGCAACACCTATAGAGCTAACTAAGGTGGGCGTATTAGTTGCTGCGTTCCACGTGCCCTTGTACTGAACGCCACCAACAAGCGTGTTGATTTGATTTTGTACCTTTCCAAAGGCAGTAAGGATGCTATCAGTTGAAACAATTACACTTCCTGTAACAGTAAGACCTGTTAATACTTTATTTATTACAGCACCATTGTCAAGAGTAACAACCGCATTACCAGGCCCACTAGCAGTAGCTTGACCAGAAAGTTGTGTTATATAGTTTCCAGATGGCTGATATACAGTTGAGTCAAGAGTTCCATTTGCTTTTAAAAACTGAGATGATAATCCACCAGGAACAATAAATGAGGAGGAGGTAATGTTAAAAGCACCTAGGTTTACATTTCCAGTTGCTCCAACGTATGGTACATAACTACCGCCAATAATAAAGCTGGCAATATCTCCAATAGAAAAGTTCTTGGTAATATTTAAGTTATCTACATCAGTTCCTATCAATAAGTCATTGACACTAGGTGTAGAAATAATTGGATATGTACTTATCTTAGCCATTATTTGATTTTTATTTTAAGTCATCAATATCAGAATTAATATCCTTGGCCCTGCTTAATAACTTCTTGAGCATCTTCCATATATCGATATTGTAAGCCTCCTCTATGTTCTCCTTAACTGATACTAGTTCTATAAATATAAGAACTATAGCGCATATCTTGGTAAACATAAACTCAATACCCCACCATAAAATCACAAACTCATTCAATAAATACTTATCCATAAGGAAAAGGAAAAGAATAGTAACCTCATAGAGAAGCATCTTACTAACTATAGTTGACAACTTTCTGCTCCTAATACTTCTAAAGCCATTAAGCTTTATAGATTTAAATACTCCAGTAAAAGTATCTAAGACAATAGCCATAGCAACAGCAACAAGAAGCCCATGTATTGGGATAAAAAATAAAAATAGAGAACCGATAATATATTGTATATATTTCATCTCCCTTGACCCTTATATGACTTCTTGTAAAGCTTGCTTGACTTATTATTACTAGTCTTGGTCTTGGCAGCTATGCCTTTACTATTCGACTTCTTAACGTATATGTTTGCAATTGAAATCTTCGCCTTTGCCATTACTTTATAAAAGCTAGAGTTTTAAGTTTTTTTATAATTTTATTAGCCTCAGATTCAGCAAAAGTTATTGCCTCTTCTTCTTTATCTTTTATGTCCCAGTTGTTAAGCAAAATAGCTAGATGCATAGTCTCATGCATGACACCAGCCGCTTGCTCGCTAGGAGAATATCTTTTAAAGGTCCCCATATTTAAAAATAAAAATGGTTTAAATGGAGCTTTAGCTGTAAGTTTTTTATCAGAAGGGTCATAATTTGTCCATCCATAGATGTAAACTCCATTGCCTTTTGTTTTGTCAACCTCTTCTGCTTGAGCATCTTTTAGATTTAGCCCATGCATTTGGTCTACATTGTAAAGCTTAAATATATCAGTTGCATCCTTTCCTATTACAAGAATGTAATCTCCCATGTCAATTTTTTTAACAAGAAGAGATTTACTTACTATCTTTAAGCCTTGGTTCATATTCATTTACCAGAGTGCTACAATGTTAGTAGCTGTTGTAGTAGATAAAAATACTCTAACTACTTGAAAGCTAGTAACAAATGCATTTGGTACATTCTGGAATGTAATATCATCTCCGCCTGCTGTTAGTACTCGAAGAATACCTCCAGTGCCTACGTATAATACACATCCTGTTACATCTCCATTTCCTGGATTTGGAATGTCTACAGTATCGCTCTTCGTTACTACTGCTGCTCTTGATTGTTGTAATTTCTGATATGCCATGATCTTATTAATTAATCTTCGTTATATGGAAATAAATTGTTAAGTGTTTCTTTTCTTTTTCCACACCCACAATCCTTATTTGCTACTTTTGCTACAGTTTCAACTACCTTCTTGATTCCAGTAACTGTAGTTATTTTCTCGATAGTATCTCCTAGTCCTTTACTTTTCATATTCTTTATAAGAAAGAATGGCACCAACCAATTAAGATTGATGCCGTTCTTATCGTTTTAGATGAATAATTTATTCAACCTCTTCAACAGACTGCTCGGCCTCAATGCTCTCAACCCATCCTGCCAAGAACTTAAAGTTTTCAATACCTTCATTTGAGAAGGTAAATTGATAAAACTCAAAAGTATCATCAAGTAATTTCTTCATGTCCTTAGACATTCCTTTGATACCATCCTTGGTGAATTTATATTCACCCTTTTCATTTAAGTCCAATACACCACTGGAATCAGTGTGAGCATGATCAAGACGAATGTCTTCTCTCTTCTCGTTGTACTCATCGAATAGAGGCTTTACCTTATCGACAATCTTTTTAATCTTTGCCTCTGCCTTACTTCCTTTTTCAGTAGGGCTAACATTTAACGCTCTTACTAGGTCTAGTAATTCAGCATTTGTCTTTGTTACTTTCTGTGCCATTTGATTTGATTTTTAATGATGAACAAATATAGTTAAACTTTGGAAATTCTTTTACCCATTCCAACTTTACTCTTCTCTAATTTTTTTGAGGCAAGCTTTGCTGGACTTATTTCACTCTTAGTTTTAGGTGTCTCTGATGACACTCTTAATGTTGGTCGGCAGTACTCATTCTTTCCTCCTGCACCACAAGCCTTACCACTCTTAGTATCCTGCCACTTCTCTGACTCCCATCTTTTCAAAATAGATCCTTTCTCAGACTTTATAACATTGCCTGATGCCTTACGACACTTGGCAATAGCTTGAGATGCCCTAGCTGAAGGGAACACATCATAAGATGCCTTTACCTTTTTGTAACAAGAGTCTTTCATTTCTTTTTAGTAACCTTACCTACGTTACCCTTAAGGAATTTCATTGCACCTTCTAGTGACTTCTTAGATTCAAACTTAGCAGCCTTCTTAATTACCTGTTTCATTTTTTTGTTTTTGACAATACAGTCTTTTTAGACTTAGGACTTAACTCCATGAAGTGGTATAGATCTTTACTAGAAGCGGTATGACTCTTTCCAGTCATAATCTTACTACCAGTTGCATGCTGATTCCCTTTCCATTCAGTACCATCCTTTAAATAATGCCCTTCACTTTTCCAAGATTTGCTCATTAGTACTTCCCTCTCTTATCCTTAGGTGATGATTTGGTAGATCCACCTGGACCTGCCCATAAGTTTTTACATGACCAATACCTAGCAGATAGTTTATCTGTAGCAGTATCACATTTATGCCTAGCCTTAAATGAAGACCGTGCCGCTGCCGAATAGTTATGACCATAACCCTCTGCACCAAAGTGAATTAGTTTTTCTTGTCCATTAGTACAAGCCTTTACCATTCTCTTCTTGCCAGGTCTGTCAGAAGCAACGACACGGTTGCATTTCATTGTAGACTTCTCAGCCATTAATACTTGACCATTGCTTTTTTAACTGCCTTCTTAACTACAGCTTTCTTTGCGCCTTTCTTTGCGCCTTTAACTGCACCTTTTAGAACTGCGGCTTTGGGCATACCCATGGCCATCATTTGATCTCCTTTCATTTCTTTGTTGTTTTTGGTTTGTAAGATGTTGCGGTTTTAACTCTTTGAGTACAAGGTTGCATATTGTTGTTGTTTAAATGTGGTACCTTTGTTTACAAATGTAATAATAAAAATGAAATCAAATAAAAGAGACTATCTAAAATATTGGAAAGTAATCCGTGAATACTTTAAGGTAAGGCACAATCTAAGCCAAGGAGATCTAGACATGCTGCTATATCTCTACTCAGAACGATACTTTAATATCACCACATTTGCCAAATACGAAAACATATTTGTCTGGGATAAAGAAAGATTCTACAGATTGAAAAAGGAAGGATGGATTGAACTGTTCTCAACCAAACAGCCAGGCCGTCCTGCCATGAGATCTAAGGCAATCTATTCACTATCCTATAAGGCAAAGAGAATGATTAACTCAATCTACAAAAAGCTAGAAGGAGAAGAGATTCCTGAGACAATGTGCAACAATCCTATGTTCAAGAAGAACGTAAGATATGCAGATAAAGTCTATAGGGACATGATCATCACTATGAATAAAGAATTAAAGCAGAACAGGCTTACAGGACAAGAACTACGTCACGTTCCTGAATAATTACGCAGTGCTCATCATTAATGATCATCACGTAACTGTTAGCCTTGTCGTAGTAGACGTTGTCTCCAGCCTTGATGTTCTGAACTTCTGTTCCTGAGTTAACTACTACTCCACGCTTATAGCGAAGCTGGTTAGTATCCTCTCCAGATAGAATTAATCCTGATGAAGTCTTTACTTCCTCGTCAATTGATTTGATTACAATGTTTTTTCCGATTGCCTTCATATATAATTTTTTACAAATATAGGGGTTCCTTCCCCAATGTAAGCATCTAGTATTTCAAAATCATAATATTTTACAGCCTCATCATAAGTCATGCCATCAAGAACAAGGATATCAATTACCCTATCCATATCATAAACTAGTCTTCTCCCAACTTCATCGAACCCTATTATGGCATCATCAAACCCTAAAGCAATAAAAAAGGATTCTTCAGGATAGTCCATTACAATCTGTTCAACTATCGTCATGTGAAGACCAGAAATAAGATGCTAGAAATAACTAATCCGAAAACAAACCCTATCAGAAGCCCATCTATGAAGTTCCGATAATCTCTTTGATTAAGTGCCATAAGATTATTTTTATGTTGCCAATATAATAAATCATTTGGAAAATAAAAAAAACTAGTAACTTTATGGACAACAAATAAACTTCTGATGAATCTAAAAAAGATTAGCAGGAATGTTCACGTCATTGATCTAGAGAAGTCAGAGACAAAAATAGCTCTACTTTCAGATATTCACTGGGACAACCCAAAGTGCGACAGAGATCAACTAAAAGATCATCTAGAGTACTGCAAAAAAAATAATATCCCAATCTTAATCAACGGTGATTTCTTTTGCTTAATGCAAGGAAAGTATGATCCAAGAAGAAACAAAAAGGATATTCTGCCTGAACACAATAAAGCAAATTATATTGATGCTGTTATTGAAGATGCAGTAGATTATTGGTCTCCTTACGCTCATCTGCTCACAGTAATTGGGTATGGTAACCACGAGACTGCAATCATTAAGAACCTAGAGACAGATCCCTTACAACGATTCGTTGATCTGCTCAACTATACCAACAAGACAGAGGTTTATACTGGTGGATATGGTGGATGGCTAGTTATTCGATATCATACAGGTGGCAATACAATGATGTCAAAGAACCTTAAGTACTTCCACGGTAGTGGTGGTGGGGGAATAGTTACAAAGGGAGCTATAAATTTGACAAGAGCTTTAGAGATGTACGAGAACATGGACATATTTATCATGGGACACATACATGAGAACTCTAGTCGTAACGATGTTCGTGATACTATCCAGTTTAATCCTGGTAAGCATGTGCATGAAATTGTTCATAAGCAGATTCACCTAGCCATAACTGGATCTTACAAGGAAGAATACGGAGATGGCTTTGGTGGATGGCATGTTGAGCGTGGAGCTCCTATAAAACCTACCGGTGGAAGAATCCTTACGCTATCAGGAAAAGAAACACACAGAAAAGATGTTAGATCTTTTGAATTATTAGTAGACAGCTGCAAATTTCCCCTATGAAAGCAATATTAGAATTCGATCTGCCTGAAGATAACATGGATTTTCAAGCAGCAATAAATGGAAATAATTATAAAAGTGCCATCTGGGACTTTGACCAACTTTTACGCTCCGAAATGAAGTACAAAGAATTATCTGACGATACTTACAAGTCTTTAAAATGGTGCCGTGAGGAGTTACGAAAGATATTAGAGCAAGACAACTTATTTATTGAGCAATGATGAAAGAGCTACTTGATGACGAAAGAATAAAAATTGCAATTTTAGCTTTTGTGGCTGGAATAATTTTAACTTTTATTGTCTACCCTAAACCTGAAACAGAAGAGATTTATAAATTTGAAACCGTGACAAAAAGAGACACTTTGATTGTCGAGGTCAAGGACACAGTTTATGTGCCGAAAATGTGGATAAAATCACAAGTTATTAGGGATACAATATTAATTAACTACAAGCCTACTGTAAGCTTGTTCAGCACAACAACTCCTTTTGAGTACGGTAACACCTATGTGAGCGGAGAAGTCCTAGGAGAGGTACTTAAAATGAGCGTTACGAACGATTTTAAAATACCTGTGGTAACTAATACAGTAACCGAAACAAAAACTGAAACAATTATACAGAAGCCGAAAGGTATTTACCTAGGAGCAAGTGTTAATTCACTCCTACAACCGGGTGGTAAAGTTGCCTATTTGGACAACAAGTACATCTTTGAGTATCAATACCAACCATTTAGTCGAACTCACCAAATTGGTGTAGCAAAAAAGCTTTTTTAGTTAACCCAATATGTAAAATTATAGGTACCTATTCGGATAATTTCCGAATAAGTACTAGAAACTTTTCAACATCTCAATCATTCTTGGATGAGGATAGATATCAATCTTGTCTTTACGAACAGAGTTGTGTGTGAACACACCTGCTTCTCCTTTTAAAGCTCTGGGAGTTATATCCCAGATGTCTTCACAATAATCTAGTGGGATATTGTACTTATTATTCCAAAGAAGCAGCAACTCTCTTACAGAATCTATCTGTGCATCGGTATAATCGTGAAAGTATTGATTTCCTTTGAATGGCTTATCAAGCTTGATGATGCCTTTGTCCATCTCCTTACCAACATAGTTGTAAAACTTACCATTACTTTCTTTAAGATGCCCCCAGTTGCAGATCTCAATGCCTATACTAATCTTATCTAGTTGCTGGTAAGGAATCTTTCTGCTACTAAAGGTAGTTTTTTGTAGTCCTAGATGGTAAGCCCATAGCTTAGAACTAAATCCTTGCACAATCTGACCATCTATACAGCCCTTTCCAATCCCAGATATGGACACACAGGTAGCAACTCTCTCAGTATTAGATGCCCACCACCCAAATGTACCCACACCATTAGCACTTCCTGCTGTGTGATGCAAATAGATCTGCTTCTTAGGGTGTTCCTCCGCTATGTATTGGCTAGAAGGAAAATCAATTTGTAGTATGTTCATGATCTTAATTGATAAGGTTAAAGATATTTTACATATTCATCCAAATTGTAAAATATAATTTACATTTGGCAGCTTATGGCAAAGAGTGCCGTAATATAGTCACAGATTTGCATGAATTTTTAACAGAACTAGGTATCCAATCAAGTCATTCACCACGTCCTCATCGTCCTTCTCAAGGCTGCCGTTCTTGATTCGCTTAAGCTTGTCATCGATTCTGATCAGTAGTCCTTCTTTTGCGGACAACTGAGAGAACACACCAATCGGCTCTAGTGCTGAGTTGCCGTACTTACGGTTCTTGTCAATGAGCATACGCTCAATCTGCTCAAGTACCTCGCCTACCTTAATTGCAAATGGTGCCTCCATCTTAGTTTAATTTACTAGCCTCATACCACCATATCACTAGCAATGCAAATACAATCGCTAGACCCACAGTAATCGCCCAGCTCTTAAGCTGTCTCATAGTACCCTATGAAATTTTTGAACTGATCGCCCTTGATGTACTGACTTGTACTGAACTTAGAACGCCCCTTCTTCACTAGCAGGCCATCCTCGAACAGCACATAGAATTCATTCTCATCAAACACTTTTGATGTAGTTAGGTATTCTACCCAACTCTTACGGTTCTCGTCAACGACTTTTGTCGCTTGGCCGTAGCCAAATGGGTTTAGTATGGTCTCCATATATTATTTGGTCTCGTATGATCGTGCCATTGTAATGATGGCGTTAGTGCTCAGGATAGTTGTCGCTACACTCACAGCGTTCTGCAACGCACTGCGTGTCACCTTTAACGGGTCAATCACACCCATCACCACCAGGTCACCCATCTGCCCTGTCTTTAGATTGTATCCGTGCCCTACAGGCATTGCCTCCTTGTACACGTCACTCGGCTTTAGCCCAGCGTTGGCTAGGATCTGCTGGAATGGTGCCATCATCGCATTAGACAGTATCTCAATAGCAGCATTGTGCTCCTTGCTTAAGTTAAAGAATAGGTCCCTTCTGATCACAGCACTCTCGTCAAGAAGTGCCTTGCCAGCACCTGGTAGGATGCCCTCCTCCAGAGCGGATCGTACCGCACACACCGCATCGTCAACACGGTCGTACAGCTCCTTTTGCTCCAGGTCAGTCTGCCCACCTACATATATGACACCTATGCCACCAGTAAGTGAAGCAATGCGCTCCAGCAGGTGGTCCTTGTCAACCTTCTTCTTAGCAATCTTATGTGCCTGCCATAGCTGTGATACTCGCTCTTCCACCTTTACAGCATCGAGCCTCAAGTCTGACTTGAGGATAATGGTCTTGTCCTTGCCCACCACCACTCTGGCCGCATGCCCTAGGTCAGCAATAGTGATCTGACTCAGGTCATCCCCAGTCTTCTCACTGAAGTATGTCGCTCCAACACTCACCGCCAGGTCCTGCATCAGCTCATGCTGTCGATACCCGAAGCTAGGTGGTTGAACCACGCACATCTTTAGGTTGCTCTTCATCACATTAGCAGCCAATGTATTCACCACGTTCACATGGCATGGCGATACGATCAGTAGCTTCTTACCATCTTGTATGATTGGCTTGAGCACGTTCTCAATCTGCAACACATTACTTATCTCAATGTCAGCCACCAGCACCAGCACATCCTCAAACACGCACTCGTCCCTGCTCTGGTCGTTGATGAACAGTGGGCTTGTGTACCCCCTGTCAATCTTTAGCCCCCTAGTGGTCTCAGCATACGTGTCAGCGGTCTGGCTTCGCTCCACCGTTACTATGCCAGTCTTGCCCACGTCCTTGTACACCTCAGCAATGATCCGCCCAATCTGAGCATCATTGTTCGCAGAGATAGTAGCCACGTCAAGCAGCATTGAGTTGGTCACTCGCTTACTCTTCTTCTTTAACCCCTCAATCACCCTACCACTTAAGTCACCAATGTGTCTCAACACCTCTGTTCTACTCATGTCATCTTTAATGTGCTCCAACCCCCCTAACACCAACCCTTCAGTCAACACTATGGCAGTAGTCGTGCCATCACCAGCAGAGGTAGCCGTTCTATCAGCAGCCTCCTTCATCATCCTCACCGCAAGGTTCTCCACAGGATCAAGCAGGTCAACAGCCTTAGCGACAGTCACCCCATCCTTAGTTACAGTAATACCATGCGTGTGATTAGGACTCTCGATCAGTACAGTGTTGCCATAAGGCCCCAACGTACTCTTGACCGCTCCGGCAATCTTCTTGATGCCAGAGATTAACTTTAGCCTGCCCTCCTGGGCGAACACTAAATCTTTAGGTGAGTATTCCATTTGAATTAAA